TGACGGTAGCCTTCTCTGGGATTGTTGCAGATCATATCATAGGTCAGGCCCATATTGATGATGCCCCAGCGCAGAAGCTGGTTATCCTCGATATCGTGATCGTTTACAAGCCAGATATACCTTGCCTTGGGGTTCTTCTCAAGAACCTGACGGTAAGGTACGTGCGGCATATATGGCGAAGCGTAGCAGCAAATGATGATGTCATACTGCTTCTTCAACACTTCTGGCAAGAAGTATTCGCCGTCAAGAAGGTCTGCGCCAAGAGCCTTCTTTAAAATAAGGCTATTACGGCAATGGACGATAGAAGTGTCGCTGTAATCTTCGGCCAGCGGTTTACGCTTGCTGGTAGCTTCGATAATCAAAATATTCATTAGAGTGCGTTTAGATATCTGAGATAGTCCTGCTTGGTTTCCAATTCACTTTTGTAGGGTCCATAGCACGATGAATCGTCTTCTCCCCAGAAGTACCATCCGTCGCCAACCCAACCAGCAAGTCGAGCCTTGTCTTTGGACTCAAAGCTGTCTTCGTACAGGAAAGCGGTTCTAGAGTCGCACCAGCATTGCGACTTACCGGGGCGAACGACTTCTAGTCCACAATGTTCTCCCATCTCGCATTTTGCCCAGCTACTGCCGAATCCGTCAGAAACAATATCTTTAGGCTTTTTGGAATTGTCCTTGTTCATCAGAGTAATAAATTTCTTTAAAGTTAACGTCGTTTAGAAGCTTTTGACAGTGCTTACACGGCTTACCCATAGCAACTTTATTGTTCCTGTCAATACGAAATGTGACCAAAGTGTGCCTTGAGTGGTCGATATTTCCCGATTTAATTACAGCGCAAGCCTCTGCGTGTAAGCCACTTCCGTCAAAATAACCATACTTTTGGTTAATCGGGTGCGATTTCTTTGAGTTGCGACCGATAGAAACTATTTTGCTTTTGTTTAGGATGAAGGCAAAGTGCCGACACCGCAATTCAATGTCATCGTAGATAATGAGATTTCTGGCAAGGTTTACCAGTCTGCTTAAATTCATTGCTATGAATTTAAAGGGTTTCGGACCCTTTGTCAAGCCCTTTTGACGATTATTTCTCTTTTTCGTAAACTAATGTTAGGTACAGATCGTTTTCGTTAAAAATTTTTTTAAATCCAAAAAGATTTAAAAATCTTAAATATGGTTCAATTTTTTTTCTTTTTTTATAAACTGGAGCATAAAAAGTATCAAAAGGCATATCTTTTAGTTTGTTAGTAAATGCGTCGTACATTGCGGTAGTTTGAACAGCATTTGCATCCGTAAAGCAATAAAGCAGTTCGGCTGTTTTGGTGGTTTGAGGTTTAATTATAAAAGCTGCACCAGCTTTATTTTTATGTCTAAAAACAAAAGAGTGTCTAGTATTTTGCTGCAAAACCCTACTCATTTGCTCCAAAAATGCTGTTGGCGAGTTATGCGGGCTTACCCCAAAGGAAGATTGGGCCGAAATAGCTAATTTTAATATATCTGGAATATCTGTCAAATACAGTCTCGTGACCTCAAAAGAATCTATTTTTATCTTGCTTTTAGGGTCCATCGGTGTAATATAATCTAAAGGTAAAAGGAAATGTCAAGGGAGTCTAGTCAAAAAGTAAATTCTGAGCTATTTTCATTAGAGCCTACCGCTCTTCTGGAATTTTTCGTTATTTATTACAACTATGTTGAAAGACCTGACGATAAACTTTACATTCACGGCGGAACTAATGGAATAAATACCTCTATATATTGGCAAGGGGTTGAATATCTTCCTTTCCCGATTGAAAGCTCAGAATTTGAAAGCAAAGGCGATGGTAGTTTACCCAGACCAAAACTAGCCGTTTCAAACCAAGATTTTTTCGTATCTAATTTAATTAGAAGATACAATAATCTTGTCGGTGCTAAAGTCGTCAGAAAAAGAACTTTTTTGAAGTTCTTGGACAATGTTAATTTTTCAGAGGGCAAAAATCCATATGCATCGGCTGATCCAAATGCTGGCTTAGAAGACCAAGTATTTTTTATTCTTAGGAGAGAAAGTGAAACTAGGGCATTTGTTAATTTTGAGCTAGCTTCTCCGCTTGAACTTGAAAACGTAACATTTCCGAAGAGAACGGTTATGGCTAGATATTGTTCGTTTCATTACCGTGGAAATGGTTGCAGATATATGGGAGAGCCAGTAGCTGATGAAAATGACAGAAGATTATCCCTGCCAACAGATTTTACTCAGGGTTCTTTAATCAGAAGAAAATATACGGGAACAACGTTACCAACAAGTAGCAGCTCCTTTACAAGCATAATAGCTGCCGCAAATTATTCTTCAGAAACTTTAGTTGCCGCAACCACTCCAGAAGTAGCAGATAATTATTATTATGAATTTTTAGGATACTTTAAAGTAGATTATGGGCAGGGTGGAACTTACTCTTTTCAGGTTGAAGTTAATGATTGCGTAGAATTATTTATTAATAATAATCTTATATGCTCTCGTTATTCGTCTGACGGCACGACTGTAAATGTTTCTGGGACTGTAACATTGCCAGAAGGCTATCACAGACTTATGATAAGATTTTTTGAAGGGACTGGGACACAAGCTTTAGCTTTAAGCTATAAAGTTCCAAATTCTTCGTCTTTTATTACTGTACCTTCAACTAGATTTTTTTATGATCAGTCTGAAAGCGGGCTATTAAATTCTACTCAGAGATTTTATACAGCACTGTCGATTTCTAAATCTATCAGTCTGGATAATTCGACGGTAAGAGGAGAGACGTTTGCCGGAATATGGCAAAATGGAAAGAATTATAGAGTTGGAGACTATGTTTATATAGAAAATTATAATATTAAAGTTTCCAAAAGAGACTGCAACGATTCTCCAAACTGGCAACCTTTACAAGTATTTTATTTTTGTATTAAAAATCACGCATCTTCGATGACGAAGTATCCAACTCTAAACAAAGAGCACTGGGTCGCTGATCAATGCTCAAGAACTTTAAATGGTTGCAAATTAAGATTTGGAAATAAAGGTTACTTACCTTTCGGTGGATTCCCCGGAACAGAAGAGTATTCAATTTCTGCATAATGAACTCAATAATTGATCACGCCAATTCGTCAGAGCAAGAGGTTTGCGGATTTATTTCTGTCGAAGATGGGGTATTAAAATCAGAACCGGCGCAAAACATTTCAATATTTAAAAATGATATATTTGAAATTCATCCTTTAGAAATTATTAAAAAAATAAAAAGTGGTAAATTAGCAGCCATTTATCACACGCATCCTACTTGTAGTGAAGCAGAGTCTAAATTTGACAAATTCAATTGCGAAAATTGCTGTATACCTTTTGTTATTTATAGTAAACAAAATCAAAAATTTAATTTATTACTGCCAAGAAGTATTCAAGTTAATAAAGAATACGTTACAATGTTAAAGGAGTGTTATGACTAACGTTTATCTTTATGGAGAATTGCGAAATAAATTTGGATCAGAATTTAAATTTAAGATAAATTCTGCCAAAGAAGCATTTTTAGCGATAAATGCTAACAGGAGAGGTTTTTTAAATGAGATAAAAAGACTCGCTTCAAAACATATTCACTACAGAATCATTATAGATGACTGTATTGTTTCTAGTCCAAAAGAAATCGAAATTAAAAAAATCCCGAAAGAAATTCATATAGTCCCAATTGTATGGGGAAGTGGAACAGGAATGGAGGTTATATGGTTTTTAGAAGCTGTTTTTGCGACACTTGGAATTTATGGTTCAGTAGGTACGTTTTTAGCGTACACAGTGGCGATTACAGCCGCTATGATGGCTGTTCAAGGTGCGATGTCTCTTTTGTATCCAGACCCAAAACCAGATTTTAATCAAGAAGTCCAAGCGGGGTCAAAGTCTTATCTTTTCGGCAACAGGCCAAATAATACGTCTCAAGGTCAGGCTGTTCCTGTTGGATATGGCAGATTAAAAATTGGCGGATCTCAAATCAGCATCGGAACATCGCACCATCCAATGAATATGGATGTTAAGCAGTTAATGACTCCAGTCGATAAGCCCATTAATGATTACACATCGCTTGAATTTGATAACGAAACGCCCGATTCCACTGATGGATTAATCCAAAGCTCATTCTCGACAAATCAGGTGGCAGAAATAGATGAATCTATATCTTTCGCTTCTGCAACAATTGTTAACTCCTATGTTGATATTATTTCTAAAAGCGCTGTCAAAGTTACTAGTGGTCCAGTTGAAGTAGTTGTAAAAAGAAATGGAGAGGTTGTTTCAAATATTGATTTAAGCACTTACGATGAAGACATCGAATACGAATGGAGTGTTCTTGAGACTGCCGAAAGCAGAAGAGCAAATATTATCCCCAAGATAAAAATTGAAAAACCTTACGCTTTTCAAAATGGATTGGTTTTTAGAAGCTATCATCCTTTTGATTACAAGTTAACTACTAACTACGAAAATGTAGATCCCACTGGCGGTGGATATTTCTTTGAATATCTTTCTGGAGATTTGGTAAAATTTGGTCCCACTCAATTTCAAAAACTTCCAATTGGAGATTGGGATTTTTCTACCAGATACTATAGTGGACAGATGGTTAGGTACACAACTGGCACGCAACAAGATGTTTATTTCCAAACCTTTGTTAGTAGTACAGGAGGTCCGGTTTTAGGTTTCGATGGCTCAGACACTGGTATTTTAACAAATCCAACGGGATCAAATGGCCTTGTAAGAAGCGCTTATTGGACGAAAGTAACTTCTCCAACAGGAGAATTTATTTACAAAGCTTTGCGAGATGTCACTGGGCTTTTGCCATCAACTGGAGGCAATGTAAGTAATTTACCATACTGGACAGGCTTATTCGCTGTCACTGGAAAAACGCAATTTGACGAGCTTCTGAGTGGTATGCCAAATTATAAATTTGAAGGAACTTATGAAGGTATAATTGAAACTGTTAACGAGCAGCGGGTATTTGGTAGTGATACAAACGCAGATAATTATGCAATGGAATTAATGGGTTACTTGTATATTCCATTAGTTGAAGATCTAAAGAGACAAGTTCCAGACACAACTGCAAACGTAATGTACGAAATTATAAAGGTTGGAGATTCTGGTCAATGGAGTGGAATAGGGCTAACAGGTGCAGGAGGTGTCGCCATTGCTCCAAAACGCGGAATAACATTTGTGAAAAATTCAACGCAAAGCACCGGAGATGGAATTTGTTATCCAGTCGTAAAATATAAATTTAAAATAGACTCTGATGATGCTGCGGATTTGTACATAGATGGGCAAGTAGCAAGTACTTGGTATGGAGGTCACGGTTTTGTGAGCCCAACGACTCCATCAGAAATTAATAGTTTACCTTCCACGACAAATGAATTGCTTTTAACTGCTGGGTATCATCACCTTTATGCAAGATTCCAAGATGGGGTAGGATCTGATGGTATTAGTTTTTATTATCAATATGATACAAACTGGGATGGTGGATATTCGGATTTTATTGTTGTGCCATCGAATAGATTAAAATATCGTCAAATATCAGATATTAATTTTCTAGAAAATGAAAAATTTATGTCAAGATCTTGGCAAATTCCAGTTTCTAGTATGGTCAGCGGCAGGCAGTATAAAATATTAAATCTTGGCAATACTACGAACTGGACTAGTATTGGCGCCAGTTCTCCGGTAACTGGCACAGTATTTACTAAAATAAATAACACTCCTGCGAATGGCAATGGCTATGTTTTTGACGATTTATATAATTATGCAGAATCAAAGTCTTCGGAAGGTAATAGGGTTGTTCAGTTCTCGGCTGAAAGGCCGAAAATAAATGGCGTTATTAGTAATGGTTACTCTTCTTTTTATGCCAATTATAACTGTAAAGTAACACTGGACGGCATAACTTTAATCACCTCACCTGTAAGAGTAAAAATCAGAATGTTAGAAACAGACAGATCATTTAAAGATTTAAAAGCTGCAAATTTACCACTAGCAAACTATAAAACATAATGAAGATTTTAAATAAATATAGATTTGCAAGGGGGGCAAAAAGCGATCCTGCTATTCCGAGACTGGTACCTCCTCCAGATAATCAAAATCTTTTAAAATCAATATCAATTTCTAGTAGTATGGATCTTTTGTGCGAAGGCCCAATATATGGGCTTGTTGACCAGTTTGGCAGAAAAATATATGGCTTAGATATGCTTAAAGGTATTTATTTAAATAAAATACCAGTAATGAACTCAAGAGGCGAATATAATTATAGAAATGTATTGATGGAAATAAATTTAGGAACAGAAAATCAGAAACCTTTAGTTAACTTTGATCACGTATATATTCCAAAAGTTGCTAATTTCAAGCTTGTCGGTGCAATAGATCCAAATGAACAAGATATCAGACCTAATGGAAGCGCCTTTTCAAATCCGGGAGTAGAATCTAAAAATTTTAGTAGATGGGCTGTAGGATCAGATGGATGGCCAGATTCTCCGCAAGATCCTTTTGTTTTTATTCATCACGTAAGGAACAGAGACGTTAAGAAACTAAAAATAGGTTTTATAATTGAGCAGTTATTTGACACTATATCAGAAGGCTCTGGTAAGGGAGAAGCTGGAAGTCTGGGCAATTATAAAAGAGCTTCGGTAGAGCTTTTAGTAAAATGGGGGGTCGAGGGATCTACAATGTTTTCTTCAAGAAGAGTTATTATTCAAGGAGTAGTAACATCTCCTTATGCTTATATGATTGGTGACGGAGCGTCTACATTAGACTCTTCGTCCGCACAGTCTGGTTCTCTTGGTGGATTGATCCAAGCCTTTGGATCTTCTGTGGTAAGAACTTCTTCAATACCAGCAAATGATAATTCAAGAAGAATACCAGCCATAACAGATGCCCCAGATCTAAATAGGTCAAACCCAACGCCTAGAATAATATAATTATATTGTTATGCCAATACCAGAAACATATGAAGAATATTTGGCTAAAAAAATAAATCGCAGAAACTATGCTGATATATTGCCAATAATCTACTCGTTGAGAAAAAGGCAAGATGCAGAATATATTCCTCCAGCATTCGATAGGATTGTTTACGCATCTCTCGCTGTTGGAGAGAATTCGGCGTCCGCTGTATTCAACGGCTTATCAGGTCCAAGCTTCGCTAAAGGAGACGAAATTACTTTATCTGGTACTGCAACATATAAATTAGTCAATGGCGCTACTCTTTTAGCTTTAAAGCCAGCTATTAAAGTAACTGCACAGATTGATATTGGAAGAGACGTATCTCCTGATAGTCTGCCAGCTTATCAAATTGAGTGTAAAGCGTCCGAAATAGACGCAGATGGTGTTTTTAGTTTCGTAATCCCTTCTGAAATAACCTCTAAGCTTTCAGTTGGCAAACATACTGTATATATTGACGCTCATTCTCCTAACAATCCGCCAGTTCGTTTAACTGTCTCTGGAACAACAAATAACCAAAGAGAGTTTACAATCACTGATTAAATTTTAATATAATTATATGCCAGATCCAGATCCAGATGAGGGGTTATCTTCAGGTCCAACTTATGGTGAGATTGAGATCGATCCTATTGTTCAGGCTATTATTGCTGGCAATAAAGAAGAAATAGTTTTGCCACCAGCGATTGATGGTAAGGATAGATATGTCACAATAACAAAAACCTCTACCGAAACAAATAGTCCACTTATCAAAAGAAGTGTAGGTGTAGATACTATTTACGAAATCATTGATAGAAATTTTTCTTATCCACTTACTGCTCACGTTGGATTAAAGTTCGACGCTCGTACATTTGCTAATATACCAGATAGAGAGTATGATGTAAAGATGAAAAGAGTTAAAGTGCCATCTAATTATTTTCCATTAGGCGGCAACGGCTTGGATCGCAGATACGTTTATTCAAATCCTAACTATCCAGCCAACCCAACTACGCTTGATGTCATATTTATGATTGACCAAAATATGAACTTTGCGATGAGGTCTTTAATAAAAAGAAATTTGCAACAATTTCTAGGCAAACTAATTTCTGGATACACTAATGTAAGAGCTTCAATTTGGCAAACTCAGAATGGAATAGATACCATAGTAAATCCGTCTACAAAAGAAACTATAAATAATTTTACATATTTTGAAAGTGATTTGTTTTTCGAATTAGAGGTGCCAGACTCTACTGGAGCCAATCAAACAAATATATACAAAAAACTTATTGATGCGCTAGCAAATACTAATCAAATATCTCCAGCAATAGATCCTTCTGAAACTGTTATAGCTAATTTCTTTTTGAGAAAAAGTCAGTTTAGCATAACTGATGAAGTTGGTTCAAAATCAGAAGATTATACTTTAGAAAGAGTTTGGCAAAATACAGTTAGAAAAATTGTTTACTTTTCTGGATCGACTCCAGAAATAATGCAGCCATCTACTTATCAAATTTTATTAAATCACGCAAGAGAAAACTGTATTCAATTTTATTATTTTTACGCTGATGCACAATTTTCTGGCACAAGAACACTTAGAGAGCTTAGTGAAGATAGCGGCGGCGGCTCTTTTAATATGCAGCACGACTCTGATATTAAGCTGCAACAATTCTGTGACAACAATTTTTACGACAGTAATAAAATCTATTACGGAGACTGGGATGGGACTTTTAAAATCGCATGGACTGATAATCCTGCTTGGGTGCTTTATGATATTCTTACTGATGTTAATTATGGCTTAGGCAACTATATAGATATTTATTCAATAGATAAATGGACACTTTATGACATCGCGAGATACTGCGATGCTGTAGATGACAATGGAAAATTTGCAGGAGTTCCAGATGGCAAGGGTGGCCTTGAACCAAGGTACACTTGTAATATTATTTTTTATAACAAGGACGAGGCTTTTAAAGTTGTTCAAGAAATCGCAACAGTTTTTAAAGGAATAATATACTGGAATACTGAAGGGTTTTCATTTTTTGCTGATAGGCCAAAAGAGCCAATTATGCATTTTGGAAACTCTAATGTCAAAGATGGTATATTTAATTATAGTGAGGTTGCAAAAAATAAACGATATACAAGTATAGAAGTAGTTTATAATGATAAATTTGATAATTTTAAAGCAAAAATAGAACTGATCGAAGATCAGGATGGCATTAGAAAATATGGTTTAAATCCATTTAGAGTTAATGGGGCAGGATGCACTTCAAGATCAGAAGCCAGAAGAATTGGCCGATATGTTTTGTGTGGGTCAATATTTGAATCTGACACTGTGACTTTTAGCGCTGGTCTTGAGGCCGCTTATCTTCAGCCTGGAGATATTTTCGCAATAAGTGACGAAGTTAGAAATGTTGGAAAAACATTTGGCAGAGTTCTGAATATAGATGCGTTTGAAAATGAAATCAAAATAGATGGAGAATTTGCAAGCGGATTACATTCTGGTATTTATCTGCATGTTCCATCTGGAAGTTATTCCGTTTCTGATTTAAATAATTTAACAGGATCAGATGGAAATTTTACTGGTAAACTAGAACAAATAAGAGCCAGAAGGCAAAAACAAGTAAGAAAATTTAATATTTGCAGTGTGCAAGATGATACTTATGGAGCAACGATAACTGTAACTGGTGATTTTCTTGCTGTTTCGGCAAAAACAGATATTTACCCATTTGTGGGAAGAATTTCTGGTGGTGGCGTCATAACTGGAGAAACTGTATTAACAGGAATAAATTATATATTCCCAAATCATACAGTATTAGACGGCAATCCAACTTGGGACTCAGTGTCCTATGAAGATATTTCGGGAGTTTTTTCTTCTCAAGATATAGATATAACATTCTCTGGTTCAGCTGGATCTGGACAAATAGTTGATTGGGTGCAAAACTGGACGGCAGATATTGAATTTTCTTCGTCTTCAAATAGCTCTTTAAGAATAAATAATTCTTTAACGGGTGTTTCAAGCTCAAATGAGATAAGAATATTTAGACTTTCTTCTTTGGGGCAAGTTGAAGCCTCTGGAACTCTTTCAAATTTAAATGAATTTTGGACAAGCTCTGTTCACACAAACGCTGATGCGGGTGATGCGCTTATCGTATACACAAGAGGCAATCAAATCAGCAACACCTTTACTCCAGATACTATTTGGTCTACAGGTGCATCTGCAACAGAAATTTATCAGATAGGCGATGATATCTCTGCCTCTTCATCTAGTTTTGGCTATGCGGCAGCTTTTGTAAAAGGAGGCTATAGAATTGTAGAAAGAGCCTCAAAAGGCGCATCCGAAACTGGCAAAATTAAATTTACTTATAGAGACTTATTAGCATACTCAAAATTAAGACCATTTTATACTATTATTCAAGCTGATGTTGGAAATAGAAAAGCTTCTGTTTTTGATGAATGGCAGGCGAACAGGGCTTACAAAATAGGCAATAAAGTAAAATTTACGACAGCAGGGGTTTCTGTTCCCTATGTATGCACAAGAACTCACGAAAAATCTTCTCAAAACTTTAGCACTGATTATGTGGCCCCACTTTCAAGACAATGCGATATTGCAGAGGGTAATAAAAATCTTGGCTTAACGACTCAAGATGTATCAGAGGTTGCTGGAATTTTTAAAGGAATGATTGCAGAGGGCGTTGGAATACCTAAAAATTCTGTAGTAACTGATATTGGAACTAACCCAGGAAGCATAACTGTATCTATAAGCAATGCACCTACTGTAACAGCAAATAATGTAGCTGTTAAATTCTACTCTACCGCTTCTAAATGGAGGATAGGAAATAACGAAGGGTATTCTACTGTCGGTTTTCCGAAAGATTTTTATGGTAACAGTAAAGTTTACACAAATGAAACTTTGACTGCCGCTCATATATCTGGAGCATTTAACTCAATTGGAATTGATATATATGTTGGAGATGGTTTACTTGGTCAAACCGACATAGCTAATTTAGCAGAGTCTAACGGTCTGGGATATAGTGGTTTAGTTTATGGAACTGGTTTTCCAAAAGGATTTTATGATTTAGTAATTGATACTAACCCCAAAGATTTGGAAAAGATTCAATATGGAGCTTTATATGTCTTGAGCGGCTCTGGTGTAGAGCCTGAACTATATAAGACGATAGCAGTAAAAGAAGAGGAGGCTAATTTATATTCGGTTGCTGGTATAAAATACTTGCAAAATAAGGAAGATTTTATAGAAAAAGATATTTTAAATACATCGCCATCGATTTATGTCCAATCTCCTTATGACATAGTAATAAAGCCAAGCGGTGTTACAATTACATCCACTGGTCTTTCTTATAGTGGGTCAGTTCCAACTGGTTTAAATATTTCTTGGTCTGCAAGTGCGAGTCCGATTGTAGGATATAAAGTTTATATCTCAAGACCAGATTATTCAACCCCAGCCGAAGGAGATTCAACGTCTGAGCCTTATACGACAGCTTCTAACGTAACTTCTTTGACTATTCCAGTTAATGAAATTTGGGGCCAATATGATATTGATGTGTACGCACAGGGGGTTTTATATAAATTCCTATCAGAAGCTCCTGGTCAAACTGGCATAATGGTTTTACCAGCTGCAACTCTTAGCGGATCAGGTGTGGGAGGTTTATTTGCAATAACTTCAACAATTCCAACAGGCTTTACCATTGATACTGCGGATACTAATAGTTTAACATATGGAATATATAATATTCCTAGTCTTGGCGTTGCCGGTATAGGCAATGGAAATTTTACTTCAAAAAATCTAACTTTTAGATGGAAGTATATTGATCCAACTGGGGGAGTTATTGATTCAATTGAAAAAATGCTACAAAATCCCTTTGTTGATTTGCCTCCTAAAATATCAATTCAAGTGTTAGATGAGGCTTCTCAACCATTGACCGAATTAATAGAGCCTTATGATAGATTTTCCTATACAATCACTGAAAACGAAAATAAACGCCTCACTAATAGGGAGGCTATTGACTGGCAAAATATAGAAGCTGCAAGAAACTTAGGTCTCAGGGTAGTAGTGACTGACAATACTTTACAAAGTAAGACTGGAATTTTTATGGCTTATAATATTAAGCCTTCGTATTCCAGAATAGATGTTATTGATTCCTATCAAAATTCTCCTTACTATATCCTATCTGGATACTATGGTAATAAATATGCGACTGGTCTTGCTTTTTGGGGCAGCGGAGTCGATGGAATTTTAGGATCTGGATTAAGAAATTATGAAAATGACGCCTTATTAAGAAGTGAGGATAGTAGTCGGGAGATTTTATTCCAAGATATTTCTGGAGCATTCAAGCATGCAACCTATAAAAATGGCGCAAATTTTAAAACTGGAATTAATATTTCTTATAGAGGTGCTGGAGAAAATGATTATAGACAGTATGTTTATTCCTATACTGATTTAAATGAGCATTATATAAAATATGTAGATAAAGCTATACCAATAGAAGTTTGGGGCTCTGGACACTATCAAGAATATGGATCAAATGAGGGAAGAGAGATTCCAAAAACAATAGGTAATCCTATGGGGCTCAGTGATCTTAGTGTTATAACAGATTCATCAAAGACAGGTTTTTCTGGAGTAACTTTTACAGTTTTAACAGAAGAAGTTTCAAAGGGAGAATTAATATTTAAATGCTATTCCTCCTTCTCTAATAAAGACGTATGGTCAGTAGATATATATACTGGCGCATCTGGATCTTTTGAACCTGATATATTAAATAATAGTAATCTTTATAGATATCATAGTTTATATAAAACTAGGTCATATCTTAATGAGATTAGAATTTCAAATGATCTAGAAACAGGTCTTTGGTACTATTTTAAATTCGTACCTTGGGATGACTTTGGCGCTGGAGAAATATCTGATGTGGTCAGTGGATATTTAGAACAGCAGCCAATTGAAAGACCTCAATTACCAGTTGAGATAACTACTTTAAATGGAGGCAGAAATGAAGATACCGAGTTTCCGCCTTCTACGGCAAGTCTAACAGAAGGTCATAAATATCAAATTGTTGAGCTTGGAACAACCATAAATTGGACGGACATTGGATGCGATACAAATCCAGCTGTAGGAATTGAATTTATTTATAACGGAACTGCTGTAACAGGTACAGGAGGTAAAGTAAAAAGAATTGAAATAAAAATACCCCTGACAGAAGATAATTTAAATACAACTATTATAGCTGATACTGCAACTGACTCAACTTATAAACTTCCAGCTGATGTGATACAGGGGTCAACTGCTACTATTATCAATAGAGGCGATAAAGATATATATATTGAAGATGCTGATGGACAAGAGATTTCTGTAATCCGCCCCGGCGAAAGAAGCGATATCGTCAGGGCGGATGATCAGTGGTATGATCCAAGAGGCGCTGGCCTTTATCTTGAAAGATAATTAAAGCTTAATGTCAAATACTGACTCGTCAATCTTGCTGTCAACTCCCTTAACATATGAGGAGATTTCAGTCTCTTGGGGTGCAACTTGGATCTTCTTGCTGTCGTAAAAGCTGTCAAGCCAGCCAGCAAGTGGATTAGACTTGGTATTATAAATTCTTTTATAACCCATTGA